TTATATGAATAAGTTTTTCCTTCAAGAAAAAACTTGTATTGATTACCTTTTAAATTAAAAAGTATCCATCTACTGCACCCATACTTAAGTGCAGAACGAATTTCTCTTGCACCAAATTTTGGGTTTTGTTCAGCCAAAACTTTTTTTAATTTATAAAAAGTATTGTGACCATTTTTAATCTGAAGAAATATATCTGCACAAAGTCTTTGTTTAAAAGTTTCTGTTAATCTAATTTTACTCATCATTTTATTCTCCATACTCTTATGTTTTTTTCATCAATCTTTTGTGTTGTGGCTTTCATATTTCTTACTCTAAATCGTGATTGCCACAAATTTTGAGTTTTCCCTGCTGATCCATTTATTGGAGCAACAAAAGATTGACCAATCTTTAAATTGTTTAAAAACCAAAACTTAGTCCTATTGGGAAGTGGTATGTTATTCTCAATTTTATACATTGTGCATTTCCTTTTTAAGATTATGTCTTTCATTTATAAAATCTCTGACTAAAAACTTGTTATGGACATCAGCATTGAAAAAAAGTGCTACAAGATAACACGCTTCTGCTTTTGTTAGATTGTAACTAAAATCAAACTGATTTAATTTTCTAAAAAGTTTTTTGTTAAGTTTTGTTCTTAAATTTGTATATGGGGATTTATATCTTTTCATATTTTTCTCCGTAAAAGTTGGGGCAGATTTTTGGTACTGCCCCTTGACCATTTAATTGCTTAGTGTTATTTCTGCAAACTTGTTGCCCAAGCTTTAAGTTCTTTAACCTTTGCCTGAGATTTTTCACTAAACAACTCGTACCTTGATCCATACAATGATCTTGGTAATCTCTTCTGTAGGAACCAAGTGTACCATTTTCTTTTAGATACATTTTTCCATCCCTGTCTTAACTTGATCACACGAGAATACCTATCAATCAATTTATCTACAAATATAGAAAACGAAGATTTATCTCCATAGTTCTCAAGACTATAATGAACACACCATTCAGCTACTGCTCGACTAGTATTAACTCTGATCCAATCTTTCATCTGATCTTCAACTTCGTGTTTCCAAACAGTATCCATAGATACTTTCTTTATTTCATTGTAATGCTTAACCTTATGACTAAGCCTAGTTACAAAGTGAGCTGCCATCTCACTATTAATAAAATAAAATATTTTAGTTGGTGTAATTACTCTGCTGTCATCCTTGGTTGTCACAATTCTCTTAGATGTTTCAACAGTTACTTTAAATAATAAATTTAAATGCATATTTTTTTCTCCGTGTTAGTGTGAAATTTAATTATCCCACACTAATATATTATCACATACCAGATGTGATACAAGCCTTATTTTATTTTTTTTTGTAAGTCATTGATTTTATTGATATCTTTTTTTTATTTATTTGCTTATCACATTTTTTCTTGACGGAAATAATTTACTAAGTTAAAAATAAATCTAACATAATCTAAGAAAGGAGTGCTAATGGACTTAGAAAAATTTTCTACTGTTTCTGTAGATACAAGCCTTACAAACGATATTGCTTTGAAGTGCAACAAGTTATTAGACATTCGGCAAAAAATTGAAAGATGTCTACTTCATTTAGATGATTTAAAAAAAGATGAAAAAGAATTGTCTCAAGATCATATACCGAGTGCTATGCAACAAGCAGGGATATCTATGCTTAAACTAAATGATGGTTCAACTGTACAAGTTAAACCACACTATTCAGCCAGAATTACTCAATCCAGAAAAAATGAAGCCTTTGAATGGCTTCGACAAAATGGTGCGGGTGATTTGATAAAAAATATTGTATCTGTAAATTTTGGTCGTACCGAAGATGAAACGGCTAAAAAAGTTTTTGAAAAATTTCAAGAAGATGGATACAATGTCGTACAGAATGAAAAAGTTGAACCAATGACATTGAAAGCATTTGTTCGAGAGCAAGTTGAAAAAGGTCAAAATGTTCCAACTGATTTATTCTCAGTATACATAGCTAACGAAACAACAATCAAAACTAAGGAGTAAAAATGAATCAAGTTGTAAATAAAAAAGATAAACTTCCCTCAAGTGATCTATCATCACTTGAACAATATGCAGATCAAGGTAATGAATTTGTAACTGCTCGTGATACAAAGTTACCGATCCTAAAAATTTTATATGCAAACTCACCTGTACTAGATGAATCAGATGGCAAGTTTAATGAAAAGGCTCGACAAGGTGATATCTACAATGAAATTACAGGCTCACTTTATAAAGGTAAAGAGGGTATTTATGTAGTCCCTTGTCTTTACATTAACACTTTCAATGAGTGGAAAGACAGAGGTGATTCACCGGGCAGACCAATTGCTATTCATAAAGACTACGAAATAATGAGACAAACGTCTCGTGCCGATGATGGAAAAGATCGATTGTCTAATGGTAATTATGTTGAAGATACAGGTAATCATTTTGTTTATATTTTGGATAAAGATTTTAATCCACTTGAAACCGCTTTAATAACGATGAAATCTACACAAAAGAAAAAATCAAAACTTTGGAATTCAATGTTACAGTCAAGAAGGATAAAAGGTAGTAAAGGTTTTTTCTGCCCGCCATCTTGGAGTCAAGTTTACAAACTCACCACAACAAAAGAATCTAATTCTCAAAATTCTTGGTATGGGTGGGTAATAGAATTTCAGAAAATGTTAGACACAAAAGAAAACATTAACACTCTTGAAGTTATGAATGCTTTTTATGCAAGTGCAAAAAAATCAGACATTTTTGGAACAGTTGCATTTGAAGATGACAATAAAAATCAGAAGGACTCACCATCCATTGATAAAGAAATTAATGGAGAGAAAGTTGAGTCAGACTCTGATGTTCCATTCTAATGGAACACCAACTCCTTGAATTGTTTACTAGTGACAATTCTCGCTACCTCAAGTCCTCTCTTACGGGAGAGGACGATGAGAGAGGCAAGAAACAAGCTCACTATGCCACTGTCCACGAACCTGTAACCGCTAGTGTTTGGAAAAAACATTTAAGTGGTGAAATTAGACTTGGATTAAAACCCGAAATAAATGGTGAGTGTAAATGGGCTTGCATTGATGTTGATCCCAACAACTACAAAGATTATTCTGAAAAAAAATATGTGGAGATAATAAAAAAATATTCTTTACCTCTTGTTCCCGTAAAATCTAAATCAGGTGGTTTACACATATTTATTTTCTTTACTGAATTGGCAAATGTAAAAAAAGTAGTTGATAAATTATCTGAGATTAATGAGCAATATTTTTTAGCTCAAGAAATTTTCCCCTGTAATAAAGCAGTAAATATGCCTTATCATAATATGAATGCATCAATGGAATTTGCTTTCGATAGTAACAACACACCTGTTATGATTGGTAGATTTTTAGAATTATCTAAAGAGAAACAAATTGCTCCAAAAGATTTTTACAATTTTAAGGTTACAGAATATGAAGCTGAAACAGAATGGAAACATTATCCACCTTGTGTACAAAAATTAATACAAGAAGGGTGGAGTGGTAATAATAGAAATAATTTTTTGTTTAATGTTTTAGTGTTGGAGATGAAAAAAAATGTAGGCTTAACATTACAAGCTCTAGAGGATTTAGCACAACAAAGAAATTTAAGTATTTTTTCTACACCGCTTTCAAAAAATGAAGTTAGTCAGCTTACAAAATCGGTTCATAAAGGTGGGTATGAATTTCAATGTCCACCCAAACATCCTGAGTACAACCCCATCTGTAACAAGGAATTGTGTAAAACAAGAAGACTTGGAATTGGCGATGCTGTGCCTGAGATCATAGAATTTTTTGAAAACATAAATTACATACAAGATACGAAAAATATCTGGTATGAGTTTGATTATAAAGGTCAACGTATTAGTGTAACTCCTGAAGATATGAAAGATGAAAAAGCTTTTAGAGTTAAACTTCTTAGACATAGAGTCTATTGGCTTACGTTACCAAAGCCTAGAAAAGGTCCAAGTCCTTTTGAATTATTAATGAAAACAATTGTTGATAAAGCTGAGGAATCTACAGACCATCTTTATAATGATACTGTGGAAGAGGAAAGATACTCAGTATTAAAAGATTTTTTCGAATCACATATTGAGCAAGATAAATTTGAAAAATTAAAAGATGGCTATGTAGTTTTAGATTCTAAAACGAATACTTGCTATTTTAAAAAACTTACACTTGATAGATTTCTAAAAAAGAATGCAGCAAAAACATTTAACACGACAGCCGATGCATTAAGAATGTTAGGATGTAAGAGAGCGGATTATAAGGAGGGTGAAAAAAATGTTTGGTTTGTGGATATGCCTGATTTTGTAAGTCACCAAAGTATAAAAACAAAAAAGAAAGATACAAAAGTTACGGAAATGGATGAAAAATATTATGAAAAATTTAGAACTTCAGAATCATAAAAACCTTCATCAAAAAACAATAAAAATTTTTGGTCCACCCGGCACGGGCAAAACTCATACTTTAATTGAACGAGTGTTAAAAAAACATTTGGCAAAAGGCATACATCCAAAAGACATTGCTTTTATCTCTTTTACAAACAAAGCAGTTGATACAGCTAGAGACAGAGCACTAGCTACATTTACTCAATACACTACAGATGACTTTCAACGATTTAGAACTCTTCATAAGTATTGCAGACGATATTTTGAAGAGGAGGTTTTTGATCCTAAGAATTGTATGCTTGATTATGCCTTGCAAGCTAAGATTATTAAAACATCTGACAATCGTTTATCTGATGATAATTTTCATTACAAAGATTGGTCCTTGGGTATTTATGATAAAGCACGAAACACCCTCCAAGAACCTCAACTAGTTTACAAAAAAGAAAGCTATAAGAAAGATTCATTAGATGTTTTTTTAAGAAAAATTGACACCTATAAAAATTATAAAAAAGATTCTTTTATTGATTTTACTGATATGATTGAGAGAGCGATTGATGAAGTAAACTTTCCACCACTCGATCTTTTGATTCTTGATGAAGCTCAAGATTTTACACCACTGCAATGGTCAGTGATTTATAAAATGGCTAGTAATGTAAAAAAAATTTATTTAGCTGGTGATGATGATCAGGGAATATACAAATGGAATGGTGCTGATCCAAAATACTTTACAACCTATTTTCCCGGTAGAAAAGTTATCTTAAGACAAACTAGACGATTCGGAGAAGAGATTTATAAATTTTCGCAGATTATTAGAAAAGGTATTTTTGATAGTGTTGAAAAAGATTATGATTATGTGGCTAAAAAAGGTAGTGTCAATCGATATCTAAATTTTAAAGAAGTGCCATTTCATAAGCTTGAGGGCACTTGGTATATACTCGGTAGAATTCATTCAACTGTTAATGAACTTCGTATGGCGGCAAAAACAGTTGGGTTATATTTTTCAGATAACAAAGGAAATAAAAGTTTTGATATTAAACAATGGGAAGCAATAAAAGCTTGGACAACACTATCCAACAATAAAAAAATCACTAGGAATAGTGCAGAAAATATGTATAAATACATAAGAGAACTTGAAGATTTTAATTTTAGAACTCCAAAATTTTGGCAAACAATACCTGATACACAAATGTTTAATTTAAAAGATTTACGGGAATGGGCAGGTTTAAGTATGGACGATTCATATTTACAAAAAAATTGGTGGGAGGTTTTAAAAAGAAATTTTAAAGACAATCAGGTGTCATATTTTGTTCAGTTGTTAAAAAACTATGGACAAAAAATTTTATCGAAAAGCCCAAACATAATTATTGATACAATACATTCTGTGAAGGGTGGAGAAGCTAACAATGTTTTAATTTATTCAAAAACAAATTATGCATCTAGTTTTGATAAAAAAAACAGAGAAGAAAAATCAGATGAAAAGAGAGTCTATTATACCGCTGTTACAAGAGCAAGAGATACTTTGCATATTCTGTCAACAGATTTTCATTTTAATTATCCGATCGGTAAAGATTATTTAATTTATTTACAGGAGTCCTAATAATGATACCTTATTTTAAAGAACTAAAAGTTGGTCAATTTTATGATGCACAGTTAGATAATATTATATGGAACCCTGAAACTGAATGGATTGACTATTTTAACTTTACTGCTTGTTTAGTGCCTCACGAAATTGTTATGAGAGATCATTTTTATAAGTGGTTGTATTCAGAGCATCCATTTAAAGCAGGAATCCTAAAAATGGAACACCAAACTATGTACAATTGGCATACTGACAGTAACAGAGGTGTTTGCATAAATATGTTGATACAATCACCTAACACTTCGTATACTTTTTTTAGAAATGCACCTGAAGTTAATCATACGTTTATTGAATTAAGATATTTTCCGGGCACAAGATATCTTTTTAACAACCAGAAAGAACATATGGTTTTGAACTATGATGGACCAAGATTTATTCTTACAACAGAGTTTTTAGAGGATAAAAATGAATTGACATTTAAGAAACTACAAAAAAAGATTGAGAAAAAATATGGATGACTTGTGGAAAAAAGGCGGTGAGCATTATAAAAAATTTAAGATTCAACCCGCTAAATTTATAAATGCTAACAGTTTACTATTTGCTGAAGGAAATGTTATAAAGTATGTCTGTAGGCATAAATATAAAAATGGCAAAGATGATTTAGAAAAAGCAAAACATTACATCGATATGATAATAGAGAGAGATTATGAGTAACGAATATCCATATCTAAAAAAGTTTATATTACCAACGGATATTTTTGATGAACTAAAATTAAGAATATCTCAAGTAGATCGTACAAATAAAAAATTAAAATGGAATATGCATTTAGCGGGTAACATAAGAGATGAGTATGTTTTAGATGCAGACTTTCCTGAGTTGTATAAATTTTTAGATAATTTTATATTTGAAAAACAAAATTTGAGGGATTATGTTCTTAGGCAAAAAATAAAGGCGGTGCAAAAAGAAGCTCCTGTCTCCTTGTATTTGGCTAACTTATGGGTTAACTTTATGAAGAAACACGAATTTAATCCTGTGCATAAACACTTCGGTGTATTTTCTTTTGTAATATTTGTTAAAGTACCTTTTGTTTTTAAAGATCAAGCAGAGATAGGTCCCGGTAAAGAATCAAATTCTAACTCTGTTGGTGCTTTGGATTTTATACACATAGGTTTAGATAATGAAATACACTCCACGACAAAGTTAGTGGACAAAACTTATGAGGGTACAGGTTACATTTTTCCTGCTAATTTATGTCATACAGTTTATCCTTACTATGAGATAGAGGACGAAAGGGTTACAGTATCAGGTAATTTATTCTTTGTTGGTAAATCCCCACCAATGGAGGATGTGCAATCCGCTAATCCTGATCAACCTATTTTAACGTCCACAGGTGAGATTATTAAAAATGACTAGTCTTCAGCTAACATTTAATTTTAAAAAACACATTTGGTCTGCCCCGAGTGAGTACAAAGACTTGTCAGAGGCAGATGAAATTGCAATAGATTTAGAAACTAGAGATGATGGGATTAATGAAGGTTTAGGGGCAGGATGGGCAACAAACAAGGGAGAGATAATTGGTTTTGCTGTAGCCACTGAGGGTTGGGAGGGATACTATCCTTTTGGTCATTTCGGTGGTGGCAACCTAATTAAAGAACAAGTATTAAGATATATGAATGATATTTGCTCATTGCCCTGTCGAAAAATTTTTCATAATGCTCAGTATGATGTTGGTTGGTTAAAAGCATATGGCATAGATGTAAAAGGTGAAATTGTTGACACAATGATTGCAGGAGCATTGATTGATGAGAATAGATATACTTATAAATTAAATGCTTTAGCTCGTGATTACATTGGTGAACTTAAAGCCGAAACTGATCTTAATGAAGCAGCTAAAGCTCACGGAGTTGATCCTAAAAAAGAAATGTGGAAGTTACCAGCAGAGCACGTTGGGTTTTATGCAGAGCAAGATGCTAGACTTACTTATCTTCTTTGGCAAAGATTTAAACACGAAATACATCAGCAAAATTTAGAAACAATATGGGAGTTAGAAAAAAAACTATTACCGATACTTATAGAAATGCGTATGAAGGGCATCAGAGTTGATATAGAAAAAGCAGAGAAACTTAAGAAAAATTTCTCCGAAAAAGAAAAACAAATTTTGCTTAACATAAAAAAGTTAGTTGGAAAAGACATTGATATATGGGCAGCTAGGCAAATAGCTTTTGCTTTTGATAAACTTGGTATTGATTATCCAAAAACTGCAAAAAGCAATGAGCCTAGTTTTACACAAAATTGGTTAGTGAACTCTAACGAAGAAATTTCACAACTTATTGTGAAGGCTAGAGAAGTAAATAAATTTCATAATACTTTTTTAAATTCAATTATGCGATTTGAACATAAAGGTAGAGTTCACGGAGAGATCAATCAATTACGATCTGATAATGGCGGCACAGTAAGTGGCAGACTAAGTATGTCTAATCCTAACTTACAACAACTGCCCGCTAGAAATAAAGAATTTGGACCATTAATAAGGGGTTTATTTTTGCCTGAAGAGGGTGAGAAGTGGGGCAGCTTTGATTACTCGCAACAAGAACCACGGCTCGTGGTTCACTATGCATCTAGTATCGGTGAAGGTTATGAGGGTTCTCAAGAATTAGTTGAAGCTTATGCTAGAGCCGATGCTGACTTTCATCAAACAGTTGCTGATTTAGTTGGTATAGATCGTAAGCAAGCAAAAACAATTGGTCTAGGATTAATGTATGGAATGGGAAAAAACAAATTAGCTAATATGCTTGGTTTAGCCTTTAATGAGGCTAGTGAATTAATTTCTAAATTTAACAGAAAAGCTCCATTTGTAAAATTGCTATCGGATCGTTGTATGAATAAGGCTAACAATGAAGGATCAATTAGAACCAAGCTTGGTAGAAAATGTAGATTTGATATGTGGGAGACAAAAGATTTTGGTATTCATACACCTGAAACTTTTGAGAATGCTTCCGCTAAATATGGTGCATCTAACATTAAAAGAGCATTTACCTACAAAGCATTAAACAGATTAATTCAAGGTAGTGCCGCAGATCAAACTAAAAAAGCCATATTGGATTGTTATGACAATGGGTTTTTACCACTTATACAAATTCACGATGAATTATGTTTTTCAATAAGTGATGATAAAGATGTCGATAAAATAAAAAGTGTGATGGAGAGTGCCGTTGAACTAAAAGTTCCAAATAAAGTAGATGTAGCCTTGGGTAAAGATTTCGGTGAGGCTATTTAAAATCTTCTTTAGCTTTTTTAATGTCATATAAAATTAAAGCTTTTTTTAAAGTTTCAATTTTATCCTCAAGACTTTTCATCTCAGTAGTATAAATACCATTTTGAGCATACTGAGCATTCCATTGATTTTCCAATGACATTTTTTCAGCTAATAGTGGATTAGTTGTTAACAATTCTTCCATACTATTTACATCCTTTCTAAGCTAAGTATAAAAAAATACATAAAAGATGTCAATTCTCTTGCAATATCACATTTAGTCATATATATTTATAATTGATATTAATCATTACGGAAAAAGGAGATAAATATGATATCATACTTAACAAAAGAGCAGTTCATTTTATTGAACGAGAAAGCAATCAAGTTAAAAAAAAATCGATCTGTCGAAAGATACGAATATGGAAATATTGCAGATGATAAAAAACTTCCTGTAATTTTTCGTATGTTGCATAATGACATCGAAATGAGAACACAAATTGCTACAAGCGAAAATTCTGTTGCTTGGTTAGATATGAATATTGACGATTACAATAATCTCAATAAAGTATCTATACCTGATCATCTAGATACCAACAGACCAATTTTATAATATTAACATAGGGTGTGAGAATATTTTAAATATTTTCACACCCACATACATAAGGATAAATTATGGATACAAGTAAATGGCACACAGTCGCTATACGAAAAGAATGTTATTACAAACTTCGAGGTTTGTGTGATGTCAAGTATAGAAGACCGAATAATATGATCAGTAAACTTATTGATGAATACATCAGATTTCAAGCTGACAAAGATGGATCAAGTTATGATGGTCTTTCACAAAAATTATTGGAAAAAGGAAAAGAGTCTTATGTTAAAGAAGGATAATATTGCTCAACAAAATAATTTAAGGTGGTCACCTTTTTTAGTTTATGTAGATAATAAAAATTATTCTCCCGGTTTTAGAGATGACTCAAAACCTTTTGAAGATTATGAAAAAGGCATACACATCTCGATGCCGACAACTCTACCTGTAGTTGAAGGGTCAAAATTTGAATTTAATGGTCGTAAAATGAAGGCACTAACAGTAAGAAAGTGTGAAGATTTTGAAGATCATTTTTACGTTTTTTGCAGGCAAGATAATGACTGATCCAAGGTTAGCAAGTTGCGAGCAAAAGATGAATGATTGCCGCCATCAGGCACGAATGTGTAGAGTAAAAGGCGACTATGGTAAAGCTTTGTGGTACGATAAAGAAAGCGATTATTACGAAGAAATGATTCTTTATGGTAATTTACACGAACCAAGATTCTAAGAAATTATGGAATTTATAATTATACTCTTTTTAAGTAACGGCATAGAGCACTTACATAGTAAAGTTGACTATTGTGACTTTGAAGAGATTTGGAATTTAGTTGATAAATATGAAGCTGAAACTGATAACGATGTAACAGGGTGGGCTTGTTTTGATGAAAAAACATTTATCCTGCGAGAAAAAGCTAGGAAAAGGTTAGGCATTGATGTTTGATTATTTTATCTTAACTGTTTGGTTTGAAATAAATAATAAATTATTTATGAAAACTTATGATCGTAATTTAGTTACGGATTGTGAAAAAGCAATTATAGAGCTGGCAGAAAAGTATGATGATCCTCGTGTTAGAGTAAAACATATTCTATGTGAGAGCACAGAAATGTTTGCGAAAAAAAAGAGAAACCCCCCGTGGAAAAATAAAAAAAGTAATGAAAGGTATTTTGGTGATTAAATGGAAACATTAATAATTGGACTAATGATTAATCTGTATACTTGGAGTAATGCAGACTTCTTTGTGCAAAAGAAAAACAATGAGCGACAATATACTTGTATTTGGGTTGATAAAGGGTGGTCAAAAGCAGACCCTAAAAATCCCGCTTTAACTTTACCCGGTGGATATACAAAATATAAACAGGAGTGTGTAATGAAGGAGAAAGAATGAAAACTTATACAAGCAAAATTTTAGAACGAAAAAGAAAAAGTAGAAAAATAAAATCTGTATCTCGTGAAGATGCACTACAAAAAACTAATGATTTAAAAATAGCACTTAAATTATTACAGAAGAAACTTAAATCAGTTTACTATACTAGAGAGTGCCAATTTTGTGGACAGAACTTCAAAGTATTAGTACACAAAGAAAAGTTCCTTGGTCTTGATGGTAAATCTAAAAGACAAGGCAAGTCATATTGTAATCATAGTTGTGCAAATGGTGCATACAGAAGAAAAATATGGCAGAGAGAAAATGAAAATTTGAACTTAATAGAAATACTGATGAGGGAGCAACAATGAATTTGAATAGAACAGAAATAGAGTTAATTCAATATTGTCTTAATCATACATTGGAATCAAGACCTTGGAGTTATTTTAAATGTTATTCAAAATATACTGAAAAAGAAGATTTAAAAAAATTAGAAGAATTACAAAAAAAGGTAAATAAACTGCAAACAAAATTAAGGGGAAGAAAGAATGAAAACATTTTTAATTTGTAAAGATTGCTTAGGCAATGGCTATGTAAAATTAGACAAAACAAAATTGACAACATTTGATAATACTAAAACTTGTACAACGTGCCACG